AATTTAATAAAAGATTAAGATTATATTATTTATTTATATTTTTAAAGAATTTAATTAAGATTTTATTTACATTTTAAAGAATTTATTAAATATTTATAAATTTAAAAAAGATTATTATTATTTATTATTTTTATAATTTAATAAAAGATTAAGATTATATTATCTATTTATATTTTTAAAGAATTTAATTAAGTTTTTTATTTATTTATATTTTTTAACATTTTAAATGCTAATTTTTATAAAAAAACTATTTTAGTTAATCAATATAAAAAAATAACTTAAATTGGGTAAAAATATTTGCGAAAAAATGTACTAAATATTTAACTCGTAAAAAACCCTTATAAAATACAAACGAATAAGATAAAATATTAATAGATAATGCTGATGAAGAAAAATTAATTAAATAAAATAAAAAATTGATTTCACATAATAAAGAAAACAATATAACAATTAACATCATCGAACAAATGGATATATTAAAAATGAGTAAATTAGAATTATTGGAAAAGTGTAAAGAATTGGGTATTACAAAGTACTATTTAAAAAATAAATCACAATTAATAGAACTAATTAATGATAAAAAAAAAATTGTTGAAGAACCCAATATAATTTTATCAAATAAAGAAATACTACCACAAAATACGCCAATTATTGAGATTGAAACAAAAAAATTAAATGTAATTGACTTATTTTGTGGGTGTGGTGGTATGTCAAAAGGATTAACTGATGCCGGATTGAATGTAATTGCTGGAATAGATATTTGGGATAAAGCAGTTGAAAGTTATAATAAAAATTATCATCATAAGGCATATTGTGCTGACTTAACACAGTTGCCTCCTGAAAAGTTTAATGAATTATACAATAAAGAAAATAAAAATGTAGATATTTTAGTTGGAGGACCGCCATGTCAAAGTTTTAGTATTGCTGGAAAAAGAGATAAAAATGATCCAAGAAATGCTCTATTTATGGAATATGTTAAATATCTTGATTATTTTAAACCGAAAGCATTTATTATGGAAAATGTAATAGGAATGCTTTCAAAAAAAACAGCAAATGGTGAAAATGTTATTGACATTATAATGGAACAATTGAATAGAAATTATAATTGTATAATTAATAAATTATACGCAAGTGATTTTGAAGTTCCACAAAATAGAAGACGTACTATAATTATAGGGATTAGAAAAGATCTAAATATTTTACCAAAAGAACCAGAACCCATTATAAAATCAGTCCAAGACAGAATACCTGTTAAAAATATATTAATTCCAAAAGAAGAGGTTGATAAAAAATATTATTTAAGTGAAAAAGCATTAGCAGGAATAGCAAATAAAAAAAGCGTCAATAAAGAAAAAGGGTTTGGATTTGGAGCACAAATGTTAGATTTTGACAAACCTTCATATACAATTCCAGCGAGATATTGGAAAGATGGATATGATGCGTTGGTTAAATATAATGAAAAAGAAATTAGAAGATTAACAATCACAGAACTAAAAAGAATACAAAGTTTCCCTGATAATTATATTATAGATGGTTCAAATAAAGATATTATTATACAGATAGGTAATGCGGTTGCTTGTAAGTTTGCCTATTATCTTGGTAAGTATATAATTAATACTCTTCAATAATTAATTCTTTCCAAAAACATGACCCTCTAAAATGAGAATAATTACGTTTATTTCCATCATACATTCCACTATCAAATATAATTTTTTTATTTTTAATACATTCAATAAAATACTCAAAATTAAATGCTTTTCCAAAACAAATCTTTTCATATGTATTGCCTATTTTTTTACATATAAAGAACCCTTTTTTATAAAATTTATTGTCAATATGTGGTTTCATTTTTGATGATTTCCATAAAGCAATTACAATATTTTCTTTTTGTAAAAATAATGGAAAATCTATTTTAATACTTCTTTTATCATTTGAAAACGAATAATAAATGATTATATCATTATTTTCATTTATTGTTAATATCTGACCGTTAGAATTCCATATATTATATGTTGGAATACAACTTCCAGACCACGAATATCTGTTTTTTTTATTTGGATTAGGATTTCCAAAAGTTTTAATAAAATCGCTTCTACTTAATTTTATTTCATCACTCCAATTATTAATAATATTAATGTTATTTCTTTTATTTTTTCCTGAAAACGCATATTCACTCGCACTAAAATCTCCAAGTGTTGTTTTATTTGAAGATTTTTTCATTTCATAACCATTAATATCAGGTTCATTTTTTGCGTTATGCTTTATACCCATTTTTGTTTCTAACCAGTGTCCTTCTTTTCCGCAATGGTTTATATTTTGTCCTTCTAAACATATTTCAACACCTTTAACATATGTATTAAATACAGTTATTATATATTGTTTATCGATATCAATTTTAGTTGTGCTTTGTAAAAGATCATTCATCTTTTATGTAATAATTATTTGTTTAAATATTACAAATCATTTTTATTATTACTTGTATTTTTATTTATATACATTAAAATATTATATTTTTTAAATTATATTTGTAAATTTAACTATTTACATTTTTTTAAAGAATTTAATTACTTATTTATAATTTGATAAAAGATTATTATTATATTTACATTAATAATTAAAAAAGAAAATTATTAAATATAAAAAAGAAATTATTAAAAATTAAAAAAGGAATTTATTAAATATTTATCTATTTACATTAAAAATTAAAAAGATAATTTATTAAATATTTATCTATTTACATTAAAAATTAAAAAAAGAATTTATTAATAATTAAAAAAGATTTATTAAAATTAAAAAGATATTTATTAATAATTAAAAAGGAATTTATTAATAATTAAAAAGATTTATTAATAATTAAAAAAGATTTATTAATATTAAAAGGGATTTATTAAAATTAAAAATATATTTATTAATAATTAAAAAGATATTTATTAAATATTTATAGTTATATTAAAAATAAGAACATAATTAATTAAAAATAAAATAAAATTATATTATATTTATTAAAAATATAAGAGAAAAATGATATAAAGAATAGATTTTATTATATAATTGTAATGGGACTATATTTCAATGGTTAGAATATCGCTCTTATGAAGCGATGATCTGGGTTCGATTCCCAGTAGTCCTATTACCATTATTTTTATTTTTTTATTTATAACAATAAAGGTTATAATCTGGTTTATATTTTTGATAAACTTGAGAATTTATTGAATTGTTTCCGGGTCGTTCTTGTGAAGATGGGATATGATTTTTAGCATAAAATTGTGATGAATAGGCAATAGTATCTGGTTCTATTCTTTTTGGAGTTGTGAAAGGTGTATTATCATATTTAGAGGCATTTATAAGAAGAGTTGAATTATTCATTTTTCTATATAAAGAGAATTATAAAAAAATTAATTAAAAATGGATAAAGAATTTTTAATTGATGGAATGACTAATGAAGAATTAATTGATAATATTAATAATATTATTAAAAGAAAAAAAGAAATTTCTTATACAGATGATAATGATAAATTTGAAAAACTAAAAAATGAATTCCCTAAATTTGCCGAAAGATATATTATGTTATTCGAAATGGTTATTAGAGATGAAGATTTCGATTGGAACTCTTTTAATTATATGATAAATATGAGAAATAAAATTATTAATAATAAAATGTCAGCAGAAGATGCTTCTAAAAAAGTAGGTCAAGATTGGTATGATAAATATGTTAAAAAATAATCTTTTTAACAATCGAATTTATTATTTCTTCTGTTTTTTCTATATCAACATCTTTCGAATGTCGATAACTTATATATAAATTATTATTTCTTATTATTATTGATATTCTATTATTTATCTTAAATTCAAGAATTTTAATCTCTTCTCTATTCTCTATATCATTCGCACATCCAAATAAATATGGTTGCATTTTCATTTCATTATATGCTATCCCATATATATCATAATTATTTATTGTCGTTATCTGCGAATTTTCTAATTTTCTCATATATACATATTGACTATCATTACTCAAATCATATATATATGATAAATTATCTTTATTAAAATAAACAAATGTTGTCTCTCTCGTTAATTTAAATTTCCTTTTTATTTTATTTATAAATATATTATCTAAATTTAAATTCATTCTCATCTGGTTTGTTTGTGTATTCATTATATATATCTCTATTATATTCGTCTTATCTGTTAAGATTTCCTTTATCATTAATGATTTTATATTTTATTATAATCATTTTTTTTATATGATATATTTCTTAAAAAATGATTTATAAATTATTTTATATTATTAGATATCATGTACGAAAATTATCTTAAATTAAAAATAAAAGATTTAGTTAAAATTCTTACAGATGCTGATGAAGCATATCATAATAAAGGCATCGAAATTATGACTGATGCTCAATATGATTTAATTAAAGATCATCTAAAACAAAAATCACCTAATAACCCATATTTTAAAAAAATTGGTTTTAAACCTCCCGATAAAATTAAAATTAAACTTCCTTATTATTTAGGTAGTCAAAATAAAATTAAATATGGTAATATTAAAGAATTAGATAATTGGTTTTCCAAATTTAATAAACCTAATGAATATATTATCAGTGAAAAACTTGATGGTATCTCTTGTTTATTTATTAATGATAATGGTATTAAAATTTTTACTCGTGGAGATGGTATTTATGGTACTGATATAACTTTTATTAAAGATTATATTAAATTTCCTTCAAAAATTCCAGAAGGTTTTGCTGTAAGAGGTGAATTATTATTATCTAAAAAAAATTGGGAATTATTTAAAGATATTGGAGCAAATCCTAGAAATGTTGTTGCTGGTTTAATTAATAGTAAAACTATTAAAAAAGATATTATTGAAAAAGTTGATTATGTTGTTTATGATGTTTATAATGAAAGAATGAAAAATGAAGATGCCTTAAAATTAGCAAAAAAACTTAAATTTAAAATTGTTAAATATAAAGTTATTAAAGATACTATATCTAATGATAAATTATTTGAACTCTTAAAAGATTTTAAAAAAAATAGTGAATATGAAATTGATGGTATCATTATTACTCATAATAAACCTTATAATATTAAATATAATGATAATCCTGATTATTCTTTCGCCTTTAAATCTAATGAATTATTAGATGTTGCCGAAGTAACTGTTACTAATGTCGAATGGAATATCAGTAAAGATAGATACATGAAACCTATCGTTCAATTTAATCCCGTAAAATTAAATGGTGTTATTATTAAACAAGCAACAGGATTTAATGCTGATTTTATTGAAAAAAATATTATAGGTATCGGTTCTATTATTAAAATTCAAAGATCAGGAGAAGTTATTCCACATATTATTAGTATTGTTAAAAATTCTGATAATAATTTACCTATGATGCCTACTATTCCTTATAAATGGAATAAAACTCATATAGATATTATAGCAGAATTAGATGATAAAAATAGAGATGTTGATATTAAAAATTTTATATTCTTTATGAAATCTTTAAAAATTAAAGGTGTTAGTGAAGGTATTATATCAAAATTATATGATAATGGTTTTGATAGTCTCAAAAAAATAATTAATATCTCTAAATATGATATTCTTAAAATTGATGGATTTAAAGAAAAAAGTGCTTCAAATTTACTCGAAGCATTATCAGAAATTAAACAAAAGAATTGTAATGAAATTATGATTGCTTCTAATATTATTGGGAGAGGAATTGGAGAAAGAAAATTAGAATTAATTTTAAAATCATTTCCTGAAATTTGTCAAAATAAAAAGAAAGGATTAAATATTAAAATTGATGATTTAATTAAAATTAATGGTATGGGTGAAATAACTTCTCAATTATTTAAAAATAATTTAGAAAAATTTTACGAATTTTATGAAGATTTAGGATTTACTTTTAATAATGTAAATGAAAATAAAATTATAATTAATGATGGTATTTTTAAAAATACATATTTCGTTTTCACAGGATTTAGAAATGATATTTTAGAAAAATATATTAAAGATAATGGTGGAGAAGTTGAAAAAGTAATTACATCTAAAACTAATTATTTAATTATTAAAGAAAAAGATAAAATTACAAATAAAATTTCAAAAGCAATTGAAAAAGGAATTATATTAATAACAAAAGATGAATTTATAAAAAAATATAATTTAAATATATAAATGATTTTAATTTATATATTTATTATTGTTTTTATTCTAATTCTCGATTTCATCTGGTTATTTTTAAATTCCACTAATTATAATTCTCTTATCGAAAAAGTTCAAAAAACACCATTATCTATTAATTTTATTGGTGCTATTTTATCATATCTAACTCTCATTTGTGCCTTATTCTTCTTTTCTATTCCTTTAATTGAATTAAAATTAAAAAATAATAAAAATTTATTTCTTTTATGTTTATTATATGGTGGTGGTTTAGGTTTATTATTATATGGTATGTTTAATGCTACTAATTATGGAATTTTTACTAATTATAATTATAAAATAGCATTATTAGATACTTTTTGGGGTTTTATAATATTTACTATTAGTTCTTATTTATTTTTTCTAATCAAACATATCTTCAATATCATATCCATATAATTCAATATTTTTAAATATTCTTTTTGGATGTAATACAACTTTTATTAATTCTTCTTCAAATATCTCAAAATTTTTCCTCATCTTTTCATAATCTAATACAAATATTGATGGATTTTTATATAAATATAAATATGATATTTTATTATATATAAATTTATCATAATTATTCTTTATTATTTCAATCGCATTTGGATTATTTGCTAATGCTGTTATATTTATTTTTTTATAATCTAATAATTTAATTGCTTCTGGATTTGTATTATAACATAATTGTAATTGATTTATTTTTTCTGGATTTTTTTTTAATATTTTTATTGCTTCATTTGTAGGATTTGAACTTAAATGTTCCCATATTATTTTTTCAGGATATTTACTTAATAATTTTATCCCTTCTTCTGATAAATTATAATTAAGCATTGAAAAACGAATTCTATTTGGATTTTTTTCCAAATATTTAATTACTTCTTTTGATGGATTAGCACTAAAATAATACCAATCTATTTTATCCTCATTTTTTATTAATATATCATAAGCACATGGATTTTTTGATAAATATATCCAATTTATTAAATGAAGATTATCTTTTATTAACTCATAAGCATTAGAATTTTTTGATATCTCATCCCAATATATCTTTTCTTTATGTTTTTTTAATATTGATATTGCTGATGGATTTGATGATAAATAATACCAATCTATTTTTTTTAAATTTTTTTCTAATAATTCAATCGCTTTATATGATGTATTTGTTGATAAACTATACCAATTAATTTTATCTTGATTTTCATTTAAATAATCAATTGCGTTTGGATTTGTAGATAGATAATCAAGAATTGTATATGAATTAATGGTTGGTTTAAACCAATCACAAAACTTATAAATTGGTTTATTCATATA